CCCGTGCTCCTGAAGAGTTAAACATCATGGAAGCTCCGGCCAACTCGGTCTCCATTATTGAAAGTAACTGGAAGATGGCTTTCTTGCGCACGTACAGTTTGTCAATCCATCCGACAGACTCGCCGCCCTTTTCTGAAGAGAATGACATACCAGCACCCATCATACCTGTCACGAAGTCTGGAGATGTCAGGAAAGGAGATATAATACCGCCCAAGAGTTTAAGGAGATACTTCGTTTCATCCTCACAATCCTTCTGCAAAAATATCTTCCTTAGCTTGTCAAGGGTAACAGTTGATAAGATATCGACTATGCCAACAAATGTTCTACCCACCCGTTCAGCCGTATTCTCTCCGCTTTTCGTAGCATTACGAATAAGCAAAGACAACTCCTTTAGCATCTCGATACTATCCATATTAATCTCCTAAAATTCTAAATACAGTCCTGTTTGCTTTAATTTTTCCGCTTCCCTTGTAAAGCGGATAATCATCCTTTTTCTCTTCAAGAAACCTTACACACTCCTTCAGGTATCTATCAGCGATAGAAAACGCATCGTTATAGGCCATAACCTTTTCCTTGATGTCAGGACGGCTGCTGTATTCATCCTCCTTATGAACAAATCCGTATCTTGTCACATTTCCGTCACCGTTCTTCACGATCCGTGCATAGGTATAATATGCCAACGCCGTCTTAATACCCATGAATATCTTTTTCTCTCCACACTTGTCCTCATACGTACCTCCATCAAGAAGAAGCTCATATTTCTCAGGATTCTCCTTTACATCAAGATACAAGGCATCACCAAGAGCAGCCTTTATATCAATACTCTCCGATTCACGTATATACGTCTCTATCTTATCTTCATCCACATGCACGGACATGCTACGTGACAAATCTGCGACCTCAAGCGTTGTTATCAGATACTGCTGCATTTCTTATATATTTTAATGGTTGTACACTAAAATCCATTGACGGGTTTGCCACCTCATACCAGTAGCGGAAAATACGGTCAAACGTGCGCTCTATTAAGCGCTGTTGCTTGCTGACGATAGAATTATAGTATTCAAAGGCATCTTCCAAAATATCGCCGGAAAATCCCACTTTCCCGATACGGATACAATACCACGGCTCCTGACCATAGGCGGAATAAATGCGCTCCACCACACTTGCATCCGTAACGGTAAACTCCTTATCATAATTCTGTGTAGTAAACGGGATAAATACAGGCATTTCTTCGTCATTTTCAAGCGTTACCTCTATAAGTTTCAGAGAATTAGTATCACCCTGTAGCTTGACAAGGCTATCAGAGAATCCGTCATCCTCCGGAATCTTTATTTCATTGCCTTTTTCATCATATCTGACACTATCCGAGCCTTTCTTAGTGACAACCATACCGGACGGAAGGAAATTATTGCGCACATTCCTGAATTTCACGTTGGAAAGCCCTTCATCCGTGCTCATCTCGGTAATGACACGGTCAGATTTACCTACCGGATAAGTCTGTTTTCCGGCCATGGATACCCATAGAACCTGCCCCTTGTAGTATTCTATCCCGCCAGCAGCTTCAATCTGTGCCAGAACAACAGATTTCAACGGATTGAACACATCAATGTAGTCGATATTCTCTTTTGCTACACGTATCTTCTTCCCTTTCCTGGTTTTCGTACCGCTCCAGTCAGGATGCACGGCAATCTTAGCCACATATCCGTTATCATCCTCTTCCACCAGACGGCAGTTTTCAAATGGGACATGCTGAATTTCCACAATCTGGCCCAAAATGTTGTAATTTACATGAATGGCAATCCCATTGAAGTCAGCCATATCCCGGCAAACAAGAGAATGTATATCATCAGCCGTATCTCCCTTTCGGTTTACCACATACTCCGAAAAAGAAACCTCACGGAATCCGTTACCTTCAATGAAATCCGCGAAACGGTCAGCACATTCACTTCCGGTAGAACTCGCTGCAATGATATTTCTTACCGTCTGCGGATAGAGGTTGTCATCCCCGTAAGACTGTATCCCAAGCTGCTGCAAATAGCGTATATCTACCCTTACACTGCTCTTCTTTCTAAGTTCCTTTACTTTCATAATTCCGTGAGGTTTTAATTTATTCAGCGCCTTCTACCGCTTCTCCTTCTTCATCGGTCTGCCCATCAGTAGATTCATGATTATCCCCATTCTCACTGCCTTCTTCACTTCCTTCAGGATTCTCCCGCATATCAGCAAATACTTCCAGAGCCTTGTTTACGTGAGCTGTCAGGACTTTTTTTGTAATAGTCTTTCCGGAGATTTTATAACCCTTGAACTCTTCCTGAATTGACTTACTTGAAACTCCATCCTTCATAGCTTCCACCATGAGAGAGACAAGCTCGTCATTAATCACCACATTTCCGTCCTTTCTGGACTTTACACGTTCTTCCCAGTCATCGGGTTTCTTTGAGAAATACTTAATGTTGTCCGGGTATTTCGCCAGATACTTCTCTGCTGCTTCATCAGTAAGGTTGGCATTCGTATACATTTCGCTACTACCAAATCCCATCTGCAGGAGAACACCGTTCTTCAAGCTGTATTCTGATTTTTCTTTCATCTTTCCGTTCTTGTTAAGGTAAACACTCATTTCTATCACCGCATCATGATAACAGTCGCTACAAGATGTGCGGATAAACTTCTTATCAAGGACAAGCACATAAAGGTTTTCAATCTCTGCCTTGTCAGAAGAAGAGAGGGAAGCAATGCTTCCCAACTCCTTCAACCTATTAACCACATCAATCACTTCCATATCAAGCTGCTGGAGATGTCAACGTATCGATGGCCGTCTTGGTAGTCTCGTAGTCTGTCTTGTAAAGGAACAAAGCAGATTTTGGCACTTTTGTTTCCTGCAGAGATACTGACCAGCCACCATCGGTTTCTTCCGAATATTTGTCGTTGCTAATTTCGGCAGCCTTCAAGCCTTGGTAATAACCATAAATCTGGAATGCAGAATCACCCGGATTCTCTTCCTTCTGCAAGTTCTTCGCCTTGTTCTCCAGGATTACCACATATTCACCGTTTGCCAGCCCGTCAATAATGTCCGCACACACGTCTGGGTCATTGGCAAGAATCACCATATTCACCGTATTGGTAAACGTATTCTGATACGTACCGACAGCAAGTGCCGTGTTCGTCCCGGTAAACGGAGTGCTTCCAGGCACAATAACCTTATAGGCTTTCTTGCCTTCCTTCAAGGCCAGCGTTTCAATCACATTCTTACGCGTTGCATTGAATGCTACTGTAGCGAAATCTATGTCCTTCCGGTTCATGATAACGCCTTCCTGCTCTACTCCAGGAACGAGCGGGTCATCGCAGCTTGCCACGATGTCCCTTTTTATTGCATAGTCACAGATTCCTGACATAACTCCTCCTTTTCGTTAATAAGCCAACTGGAACAAATCATCCTGACCAATTTGTGTTCCCATCTTACCCGTGGAATACAGATAGTTCATGCGGTCTTTTTTATCAAACCAAATATCCAGTTCTGAAATCAGGTCATTAGCTGGAGTTCCGACCAACATTTCACGAGGAGAACCAAACACAGCACGGTGAGGAAGATTAAGTTTCGTTCCGTCATTCTGGTATTTCATAATCATTCTATCCCACACCGGAATCTGGTATACAGGAACACCATTGTACTCTGTCATTTTCATTCCTCCAAATACCTGCTCCCATGTAAGGATTTCCTTATATTCACGCTTCAAGTCTTTTGTCAATGCATCTGCAAGCGTCTTAGTACAGAAGATACCAGCACCTGGCAAACCTGCAATTCGGGCATCTGCATTTTCAAGCATCGCATCGAAGATTCCGATTGCTACTCCAGACTCCTTCAACTTGCTAAACTGTTCGGCCATCGTCGCTTCACCATTAGCTGCAATAGCTGTTTTTTGACCAGCACTGGCAGTTCCAACAGCAAAAAGTCGTTTCCACAAACCGTCTGTCGTTTTAAACAATTCCACATCAGTTCCTGTAGACAAGACTCCAGAGTTAGAATGAAGTTTTGCATCCTTATCTGAGAACCATACAAATCGCCACATCATGCTCATCATCGCATCTTTCAATGCTGGATAAACAATATCATCCATATATTCAGTCGAAGTCAAATCGCCAATTTCAGTCCCTGTTTTCAGACAATATTCAGCAATAGTATTAATCAGTTCTGTATAACACCACTTCAAAGGAACTTGCCAATCACCAATTGACCATTCTTTTTCCAGGAATTGAATGGTTGCACTTTTATAGCTTGGATTACAACCAGAGCCAGCCCAACCGACATCACTCATTGCACCACGATAACCAATTTTTTCACCATTCTTAGCGTTCTGTACAAGAGTGAAGAAGCGCTCCAGTTCAGGGTCGGTAAAAATCTCTGCAATAATCAAATCTTTCAAATCACTAATCGCACCATTATCAGGTGTCAGATTGCTTAACTGTTCCCATGTCATTTGTTACCTCCTTTTCTTTCTTCTCTGATTTTCTCCAATTTCTGTCCAATCTTGCTCACTTTCTTTGTATCAGTCTTTTTACCGATAGTAGTAGTACGTCCTGCAGGAGTGTACTTGCTTGCGGCCGCTTTAGTCAGTTTTTCAATTCCTCCAGCCTTAGCCACTGCATCCAGGATTCTGACATCATCCTCTGTCTTGGCGTTGGCTGTCAAGTCAGAAACCTGCTGTTCCAATTCTGCGATACGTGCCTCCAATGCTGCTGTATCATCATTTCCACTTTCAGCTTCACGGATTTCGGTAATTACGCCGTCAGTCACTACGATAGTCTTCCCGTCTGGCATTACGTGTTCCCCATCCGGGCTTGCCGCGTCACCTACTTGCGGTTCACCTTCTTCACGCTCTACTGTCAATGTGTCGCCACCTGCAGTTGTAAGCTCCAACGCTACCGCAGGAACATCTTCGATTTTTGCATAGCCTAACTTGGCCAGCATACGGTCAAGCAATGACTTGCTTACCGTAACTTCATTTTCTTTTTTTTCCATAAATTTATTGTTAGATACTACTTTAGCTGACTTCGGCATAATTACCTCACTCACAAATCCAAGTTGCTTGGCCACCTCACCACCAAACCATGTTTCTTTAGCCATTTGTTCCTCTATCACCGCACGATCAACCCCACAGCGCTCAACATAGATTGAAATCATACGTTCACGCTCTGCTTCCAACCCAGCTTTTAAGGATTCAAGCGCTGAAATATCAAGAGAACCTTCTACACCAGGACAATAAGGTGAATGAATAAGAATCTTTGCGTGCGGATACATCTTTCTGCGCTCGATAGGAGCTGCCAAAAGAATTACTGTCGCCATTGAAGCACATCGTCCTACTACAGTAGCAGAAATTTCCTTCCCAGTAGCCCTTAAAGCATCATATATCGCATATCCTTCAGCCACATCACCACCGCACGAGTGTAATTCAATATCAATGTGATTGTCATCCGGAGCAATCCAGCCAAGAAAATCCTGTACATCAGAGAAGGACATACCATCAACGCCAGTCAGATACCAGTTTTCCATTTTTTCGGTATCAGCTACAATGTCTTTGTTGATAAATAATTTCGCCATATCTCGTAATTGTTTGAAACAAAGGTAGTGAACGCGATATGGCTATAAGAATTTTTGAAAGGAATAGCACTGACACGCCTTGTCAGTCGATTTTTCAAACAAAAAGAGGTGAGCCGCTGCCCACCTCAAACAATTACATATCCACTTCCGTGGAAAACTTCTTTACAACCCTGTATATCGTCCTCTCATCCACGCTGTATTCGTCTGAAAGGTACTGCAATACGTAGGTTTTCTTATGCCCTTCTTTCATCAGACGGCTGTATTCCTTGTAAAGTTCAAGGTATCTCACGTCCGACGGCTGTACCGGGAGCGTCTGTAACTGCTCCATCACTCCCTTATGTGTGTTTAGAAATTCATACACGTTCATACATTACCAAGATTCTCCAATACTTTTACACGGTTACTCACACTGGTTATCTCTTCAACCGAAACAACCGGACGCATAGACTGAACTCCTTTGGCGACAGCTCTGGCCAGCATGTCCTCTCCGAGAGCCTGACTACTTGTCTGTGTCACGTTGATAGGAACTCCCCCTCCCATCTGATTGAATGATGAGAGCAAAGGAGCAAACATCGAGGTGGCTCTGGCCGTCATCACCGACTCACCGTTACTAAGCTGTGCAGGTATGCTGTCGCTTGTTCCGGTGCCTGGTCCGGTGACTAAACCACCTGTTGCAAATTTAGCACTTTTTACCGTTTTTGTAGCTACAGCAATATTAGAAAGTATCGTTGCTACTGTCGTTGCGATAGCTGCCAAGTTAGCCGGGAACGGGACAGACTGAGCCTGTGCTATACCGGCAGCCAGAGCCTTTCCGGTATTGATGGCAATCTCAGCAAGAGCCAGTGTCTTTGAGAGTATGGCAAAAGTCTTATTATTTTCACCCAATGTTTCAAAGGCGGATGACAGACCTGATGTTATTGTCTCTATTGCCTGGAATTTTACCTGCTCTATCTCAACCTCCTTGTCTGCAATGGACTTCTTCGCATCGATATATTCCTGATTAGCCTGAAGCTTACGGTTAAGGAACTCCTGTTCACTCTCCCCTTCCTGCTGCTGTATGCTGTTCAACAGTTCTAATTTCTGTGAAGCCTGTTCCTGAAGTATCTCCAGTTCACTTGCACCGGACTGCTGGAGCTGCATAATTTCATTCTCCATTCTCAGTCTGACGGCTTCCTGCTGCTTATCCGATATTTCCTGCTCACGCTGTAATATCAGATCGTCCATCTGCTTGTCATACTTGTCCACGATGGCAAGCTTCATTTGCTCGGTCAGTTCCTTGTCAGCAAGCTCGGCATCACGCTGGGCAAGTAGCTGCTGCATCCTCAACTGATATTCCTGCTCACTACCTTCCTTTACGGCTTCAAGCTGTAAGGAAATAAGCTTGGTACGATTGTCTATCTCTTTCTGTAACTCCTCCTCAGACAGCTTTTGCAACTCAGCAGCCTTCTGCTGTTCCAGAGCTTTTATCTGGTCGTTGATAGCCTGGCGGGCCTTTACTGTAAGGTCTGTCTCTGTTTTCAGCCTCGTACGCAAATCCTCAATCTGACGATTATACTGTAAGGTTATCTCCTTACTTTGTTTATCACGCCCATCTTTCACAAGAGCCAGCATGGCATCCTCTGCCGCTCTTACCGCTTCCATCTCTTTCTGCTTTGCAGCAATAGCCGCATCCGATTTTTCCTTTTCAGCCGATTTTATTTCGTTAGCCAAAGACACCTCACGACCAAGCAATTCACCCCTTTTATCCTGATACTCAGTCAACGCATTATACATCTCCACCTCAGCCTGAGCAATAGCATCATTGGTTTCCTTGGTGTTCTCAGCCATCGCATTCTGCTGTACCATCAATTCATATCTTCTCTTGGCCAGTTCGTAGTTCTTCTTGCTGGCTTCCTCCTCCAGTCTGTTAGCTTCCCTGATAGCTTCCATACGTTCCTTCGCAGACACATTCAGTTCATCGTCAGCCTTTGCCTTCAAAGTAGCTATCTGAAGAGCATTCTTTGCATTCTGCACCTGAAGGTTTCGTGTATCCCTGTCTATTGCCGCCTGCTCCTTTGCCATAGCAATGTATCTCTCATTCTCCTTGTTCACCTCTGCCACATATTTACCAAGTACCGGAAGTTTTTCAAGCTGCTTGGTAATCCATCCCATCATCTTACCACCAGCTTCTACAACAGAAAGTATTCCGCTTGCCACAATCTGCAGCACTTTACCCACGGCATCCAAGGCCATTTTCAATGGAGCAAGAACAACATTCCATCGGCTTGTATTTTCCTCACTCGATTTAATACCTTTAGCTACAGCCATAATCACCACGGAAATCGCAGTAAGAATAGCAACAATCGGGTTGGCCAACAATGCAAGAAGTGTCTTTGAAAAATTCTTCACGGCAGCACCTGCAGCCACAGCACCAGCCTTCACACTTCCCATCTCATCCTGAGTCTGTATTAATGTTCCAATAAACGGAATATTGCTTGAAACCGCACTCTTAATCGCTTCCTCATAGTTACCCACATTCCGGTAATACCTCTGCGTTTCCTCCTCTCCATCCTTCAGGGCATCCGTAACCTCGTTTATCTTATTTTTCAGTTCCTCACCACTGGCACTCTTTCTTTCAGCTTCCGAGAGAGCATCATATTCAGCCGTCAAATTAGATAGCTCAGCGCGTAGTGCTTTCAGGCTCCCCTCCTGCTCTTTCTCCTGCTTAATCTGATTCTGTACGGTCTTGTTGATGATACGTATCGCATCATTATAATCTGCAATGGCAATCTTTGACGCAGCCATCTCCTCGTTATACTGCTGACGGGATATTTCCCCATCCTTCAACTGCTTTTTCAGGTTCTTTTCTGCATCCCTGGCCGCATCAATCTTCGTCTGGTATTCCGCTATCGCCTTTACAGCTTCATTATAATTCACCTTGATGTCAAGGATTTTCTCCACCTTATCCGCCATAACACTATATTTTTAGCAATTCAACTTCGCATATATTATTCTCCTTGGTTTTCACCTTCACAATCGCAAAATATGAACCGTATTGTCGAAGATATACTGGTACTGTCAAATCCAGCTCTTTAAGCTCTACAGGACTTAATCTGACATATTCTGAAATTACTTTAGGATGCTTCACAATATCCTGATAAGAACTGTAATACTTAGACAATAACGTCCCCCACTCCAACTCCTTAAATGAAGCTATCGTACCATCATTTCCTGAACGGTATATAAGACGTGGTTCTATATCATTCATTTCCAGCTTTCCTTCCGAATTATAGGAATATAAAGGAATGCTTACCATGTTACCTGAATAATCACAAGCGGCAAACGGCAGTGTTATCACGTCTCTTTCATCATCCAACGATTCACTCTCTACAACTATCTTTCCATCATAGTTGCCTTTGACTGTATCATCTTCCTTATACCTAAACCAGTTGTTCTTGGAAAACCCGTTAAGACTGTATGATATTGTTCTTGGCAAATCACCATAATATGCACATACAATCTTCATACTCCAGTCTACAGCCTTTGATTTATTTTCTAAAATAGTATCAAACGAGAAGAAGCGTATTCCTGTACCATCCGATTTTGGCACGGCAAAGAGTCCCAACATTGCAGTAATAGCTTTCAAAAAGTCCATCTGCTTAATATCCGGAAGATTTGGTATATGATAGTATCTGTTATTATATCCATCTCCATCATAAGCCGTTACCTCTGAATCAGGTGCCAATGTCATATCCCCAGACAATTCAGATACTACATTCACATCTTGGAGTCCTTTAATGAAAAATTTTATTCTACCGTCAACATTACCATATTTACCTACTATATCGGTAGTACCATTAAGATTAAAAGCCACCTTACTTCCGTTAATGCTATATGGAGATGCTGACATTATCTCAGTTCCTCCAATACTCATAACAAGATACAATTCTTCAGGTATCGTCCCAGATATTGAGCACGTCAAGTTCCATGATACAGAATACTTAGTATTTACAAAGTTATTGATTACTCCCGCTGTAAACGAACCACCAGCTCCAGTTCCTAAAAGTGCAGAAAAGAAATAATTACTAACACTTATACGTTCAAATAGTATTTCCTTCCCTGAATCGCTTGAATTGCCCATACCATTCGGTACAAGAATAAGACTACATTCTTCTGACTGTTCAGGTGAACCGTTTTTTGTCAGTAAAGGTATTCTTATTTCAGCCAATACACTTTCCCTGTCATATTCAAAGCTAATCCCATTATCTGTTGCTATCTGCCGCATAAGTTCACTTACCGGAATTACAGGATGATACCATACGCCTTCCTCTGCATCATTGAACCCATAATTAACCATAGGATGGTCCATATCAGGTGTCCTCAACTTCCACCAATAACTCCATGCTCCACTCAGTGGAAGCGCCGTCAGGTCTCTTAAAGTCTTATCACTATTGAGGATATTTTCAAAACCTTGAATATTTCCCCATGAAAGCGCAATCTCTATCGTGTCACTTACTGACATCAATACCACATTGGCTCCATCAACGATCTGCACACCGTCACGTAATAAAGTACCTACATGAGGAAGATATGGGAAGCTGCTCACTGCACTGGGTATATGAGCACATTCTATCAGCCGAAGGTTATTCTTTGTCTTCGGCAGCTTAATCGTATAGCTGAAATTACTTACAATCTTGCTAATATCAGTCAGGATATTGCTACGGTATTCAAGAGAAACACCGGACTCCCCCATATCCACTTTCGTCCCGTCAATATATAACTCATCTCTCATAAGCTCTGCGAAATTATAGTTGGCAATATGACCGTTATCTCAAAATCCTGCAGGTGCTCACCTGAATCAACAGCCGTATCAGCTTTTATACCAACCGGAACCCAGGTCTCATCCACATACATATCGACAAGAGGAGAAGAATGTATTGAAAGCAGCATGTTGAATATCTCCTTAGAAACCAATGACGCACATGCCTTTTTGGTTCCCTCGGTAGTCTTTCCCTGAATTCTGGATACGCCGTAATACCCATACTTGCTCCCATAAAAGTTTTCCATAAGATGCTCTCCATATTCCTCAGATTTATTTTCGTTTGACCCTTCCTGGAAAAGCCAGTATTGGTAAAATCCATGACGGTCTATCCAGCGCAAATAAATACCATCTTCAGAATCATCTTCCACGACTTTTACATATTCCGGTACGTCAGAAGGACTCACATGCTTAATCATCTGGTCAAATATCGTTACAGTAAATGGATACTTCGTAAAATGTACTACGGTACGTGGAGCATCAAACTGCTCACCGATATTCATAGCTCCCCATATAGCCGTCACATCAAAAGACATAGAAACTCCTGATATGGTCACTTTAACATGAACCACTTTTGACTCAACCATCCCTCCACTTCTGTTAATATCGAAACATGCCTGAAGATATGCGGATATGTCAAGTTCTACATAATTAGCGTATTCATCACGATTATCCGAAAAATACGGTCTCTTCACAATCGTAAACGTCCTGTCAAATGTAGTATCGAATACACCTCCGGAACCTCCGCTATCGGAAGATATTACAAAAGTGACATCACTGGAAGTATTCACTGTAATCATATTCGGATTAAAGCAGAATACCACTTCATCCGGATATTTGATGCTGCATCCGTTAATAGTTCCCGTTCTCATTGAAATTAAGATTTATATGTTCCACTTCACTCCCGAACAGAATACCGATACCCTGCGATACCCTTTCTACCGTATCCTTCACTTCAGGAGAATAAATATCATCCCTACCGCCATTCCGGAATAGCTGTGTCCCTTCATTGGCTATCTTTCTCGCCACAAGGTAAGCAAAGGAATCAGGCTTCTGTACCTGGATGCCCTTGTCATCCATCCATTGCCGGATTATCTTCCAGAATCCTGCCGGCACCTTACCAGGCTTTCGTCCGGTCTCCAGCGTTCCGAACGGGCTACGTCCCCACAGAACACCGCCATCCTCCGTAACCTCTACCTTCATGCTGGCTATCGTTCTGCCGGAAGCAACCTGACCGGAGTTCTTCTGGTTTTCGATTACCTTCTGTTTCAATGCTTCAAGTTCTGAAGACACAAGCTCCATCACCTTATCCCTCAGCAGAAGTTCCATACACTATCTCCTTCACTGTTTTTGTAGGGCATATCACGATTCCTCTTATTTCCTTCAAAGGAATCTGGATGACAATCCCCGTCACATTCACGTCAAGCTTATCATAGAACACCGAATACTGAATGTCACCCTGTACAGGCTCAAACATTCCGCTTCTGTTCACGTTCAGTATAAACTCCCTGGCCAAAGACTTGCATCGTTCTATCACCATGTCATTCTCTTCACCGGAGAAATCATGCTTCGTTTTGTCCATAAAGGCTATCATGCAGTTAGGAAAGTCTTTCATCTGCATAAGCCCCACATTCAGATTTCCGGAAGCCGGAAGCACATACATCACGGCAGGAAGCTGCATCTTGTCAAGCCTTACATTGGCAGCCTGCCAGTTCTCAAACAGATAGGTAACTCCCATCTGTTCCACTATTTTCATAACCTTCTCTTCTACTGTCATTTCTTCTTTCCCTCCAAGATTTTACGTAACCTGCGTTCATACCTCATCTTCCTGGCATCCATATCCAGGCATTTATACACACGCACCCACGGAACATATTCTACCGCCTCATGGTCCGTTATTCCCATTCTCAGTGCATAATAGTCAAGCAGTCCGAACGGCCCGAAATTCAATGCTTCTGCCCCAGCCTGCTTCTCCTCCGGTGTAGGAGGAACGGACGTGGAAGCAAACAGCTTGTTTATCCGCTTCACTTCCCTGGCCACCCAGAAGCAAAATCCGATAACCTCAGATGCATCAGTCCTCATCACCTCACGCTCCGACATTCCCAGAAGCACACGGCAAGGAACCATTATCGTTTCCTTCTCCGTACTGATTGATTGCAACTGCATAAGCTCACCCATATTCATGTCATTCAAGGTATCAGGTGTCCTGACCTTTCCCACTTTCCACGGTTTAGGTAGCTTCTCAAGCTCTCCTTCAATACCGTGTGACAGATTACCAACTACCAACAACTCCTTTACTGTCATATATTCCCAAGTTTTGCTTTCGGCCGCCTTAACACTGGTTTTATCCTGAAAAACATCGCCATAATCAGCATGTCAAGATAGTCAGGAGAGCGGCCAAGTATCTCCTTCATCTTTTCCTTGCTGATAATTCCCTTCTTTCTCGTATCCGCATCTATGTGGTCCTGCTTCAACACCCCAAGCTCTTCAATGATTCGCTCCTTCTGTGCTTCCGTACATACTATACGGAGAAGGCGATTGTTTATCATCTCCGCCAGTTTGAAAGCACATTCCGATTTCAGGTTGTCATACTCAGGATTGATGGGTCGTGTTCCTCCATGGAACTCCCTGATTCCGTTCAGATAGCTTTCAAGATAGCTGCCAAGCCCGTCAGAGTCCGCTATCATCCGGCTGCGTGGGATGGAACACTCTATCATCATGCGCTTCAGGTCTGTCTCGATGGATTTCCCTGTGCTGTACTCCTGATCCAGCTTGAGGTAGCAGACATTCCCTTTCCAATGCCCGGCGACAAATCGGTCACGCCCCTTCATGGCAAGGTCAGCGGAGCCGGAAGAATCCCCGGCAGGCTTGACAAACTCATTCGTGAACAGGTCACAGATAGCATCGTAATCACAAAGGGCTGTCGGGTCATTGTCATACTCCCAGTTCCCGAAATACAGACGTTCCTTCGTCACCCTGTCCTTCGTATTACGAAGGCTCTCGATATAGTCCTCTGTAGCCCAAGGGTTATCCTGAACCAATGCCTGAATGAAAGCATACGGTTCTTCCAGCTTTCCTTCTCTCCACGGCTTATAGAAGTCACGGTACAGCCAGTTCTTCTTAGGGTTGCAGGTGATAAGTATCTTTCCAGGTACGACATAGACATCGTTCATGTGCCGGCCGATACGGGTTTTCAGCACGTCAAAGGCAAGGTAATGCACCTCACCCGCTTCCTCTATCCATCCTCCGGTATATTCCTTTGAACCCAAGCGTTCATACAACGGGTCTTTAACCGGATAATATGTCAGGTCGATATAAACTATTTCGCTACCGTTGTCAAACGCTATCCCTTCATTGTTTGTCTTGTATGCCGTAAATCCGTGCAGCTTCGCTACTTTGTTGAATGTTACGGTCACGGACTCACGGCTGTCCTTCAGGTTATTTCTCCCTACAAACCAGCGAGTGCCGGGAAGATAGTAGGCACATTGCATCAGCCACTCACAGCCAAGCCATGATTTTCCACCACCTCCGGCACCGCCATACAGCAGAAACTTCGTCCTGTCATCACGAAGGTAATTGTATGCCAGCCTCTGCTTTATATTGACCTTCTGTCCCATGTCATTTCAGTTTGTCCGCTTCCGGAGTATAGGGAAGAAAATCGAATCCCTTGAAGGGCTTTCCCTGCGTCGTATGGTCCACCTCCTGCTTATCGGCCAGCCCCAAAGTACGGGCTATGATATTCGCATTGAACGCCCCGACACATGCTCCCTCAAACTGCTGGGTCTTGATGATACTTTCTATACGCGTTATGACTTCCATAAATTCTTTTTCTTTCCTTTCCTTGATGTTATACCACGTCTGGAGTGAAATATCAAGATATAGAACAAATCCTGTAATCGAATACGGGCGTTGTGTGGGTGACTCTTCCTTTTCCTTGGTTTTCCCTTTTGTCCGGTTCTTCACGACCAGCCACGGATGTTCGTCACACCACTGGAAATATTCACATGCCGCCTCCCATAGAGTTTCGGGTTCGGCAAACAATCTGTTTCTTCCGGTTTTGGTTCTCATTTTCCAGAACTCGTTTCCTTTCGGTGCAGCCATAATCTAAATCTTTTATTTATTGATATATACAACAAAAATACCGGATAATCCTATTACGGACTATCCGGCACGTATGTAAACTACTGACAACCCTTGTCAGCAAAAAAATACAAACTTATAAATCAGGAAATATACTGAAAGCTTCCCCCATCTTTCCGCCTACTACGGAAAGGAAACGTCGCAATTCCTCATGCTGTTTTTTCATGTTAAGATACTTTCCTGAAAGACAATATGCCTCTACGTATGCATTCGACAACTGTGAAAATATATTCCGGAGCTTTTCTTTCAAATGCATTCCCTTATACGAATAAACTCCGGTCTGTATCTCTCCGTAAGGCCCGTAATCTGCACCGTTCCTCTGGCGTACCTGTAGTGCTGCTTCCTTGAGCCTTTTATTAAATTTCTGTATCTCGGCATCAATAAGTTTTTCTGCATACCTGGTGCATTCCTGCTTCTGGAGCATCTCTTCCATCTCATTAAAAGCATTGATATAGGCGATTTTAAACTGCATAGCTTTCTTTCCAGTGAAGCCCATCGCCAGCAAGGTGAAACCGTCACGGGTAATATAATACATCGGTTCCTTTTTTGAACCTCCGTTGGGTAACTCTCTGGTATAGAACGAAAGCGAAAAATTGCGCTCTTGCAAATCTTTGGTTATTTCCAAATTGGAAATAGCCTTTAAGACATCCTTGTGAGCTTTACCAAAGTATTCAGCTATTCGCAAAGAAGTTGTAACTACTTTACTGTTCTCAATAATAACCAACTGCTCGTTTCTTTCCTGAGCCGGGAATAATTCTAATGTTTTCATCATCGTAGGTCTTTATGATGTTTAGGCAAAAGAAAAACGGCTTTGCCTTTCCCGTTGACCTACACCAATGAATGGCAGGGAGAGCATTAACTTCTCCACACGGGGGTACAAAGCCGCTATATTTTTATATACAGCAATCTTGTAAGCATAAAAAATGCTCACTAAAGAAGCGAGCGTCACTCGCCATTCATTATGTAGGTCATTGCAAATGTAGGAATAGTTTTTGAAAGGACAAATAAAAAAGGCGGAAAAGAATTTCATCCTTCCGCCCATTAATAAATTAAATCTTCCGTCAAGCCTTCTTATGAGCTTTCTTCCTATCCTGCAACCAAAAATAAACACCGCCAACGATAGCGATTGCAGATACAAATCCAAATGTCATTAATGCATACATGATTAATCCCTTTCTTTTTTATCCCGGACAAGATACAAGCCAAAACCGAGGGTTAATAATATAGAGATAAAACCTCCTATATAAATAATCCATTCCTGCTCTACGGAGCCGAAAATGGAGGTTAATACTACTGCCGTGGTGATGTACTTGGCTATGTCCATCAGCCACTTTCCAAATTCTTTTCTCATACGGCAAATATAGTGAATTAATCGGACTACGCATGCTTTCAAGACAAAAAAATGCATTATTCTTCATGTTTTTACACACTCCTGCTCATAGGCCAACGCTATCAGAAATCCCCACAATAACTTTGCATTGTCATGACAAAGCAAACACAATTATTCACCAACTTAAAAACTTACACATTATGGCAATCAACTATTGCGTTGTAGGGATGCAGAATCCTTTAGACCGCGAAAGCGGAGAAATCAAGTATTACCCAAAGGCTCAGGCCACCGGGTCGGTAGGCATCAACGAACTGGCAGAAGAAATCTCCTACGCCACCACACTGACCGACGGTGACGTGCTGAACGTAATCCGTGCCCTGGTGAAGCGCATCAACCTTCACATAGCTAACGGGCAAATCGTGAAACTGGAGAATCTGGGAAGCTTTCAGGCACAGCTGCAAAGTCACGGCTCCGCCACAGAAGACACCTACTCCCCATCGCTCATCCGGAAGGTCAGTCTTCAGTTCAGACCTGGAATCGGATTGAAAGGCCAACTTAACAAGTCAAATCTCACCTTCCACAAGGTACCGAGCCTGAAGAGCCTGAAAAAGCAAAAGGAAGACGAAGAAGGTCTTATGTAACTACTACGTAGTAAACTCATAATTACTACTTAGTAATTGATTAATTACCCCTTAGTAAACGCATTGTTACTACGGGGTAGTTTCTTTTATATAATTTTATTATCTTTACAAGAAAACACAAAACACTACTATGCATACGATTTATCTTACAGATTTAGCATTACAATATTTTCCACGCTCAACTGCACGCAGTGCCGTTACCCAGCTCCGACGATGGATAGTACTAAACAAAGATTTACAGCACCGGCTTTCCGAGCTACATTTCCATAAAGGCCAACGTGCGCTCACTCCTTTACAGCACGAAGCATTCATACATTTCCTTGGTGATCCAAGAGAATAATTTACCCGATAACCGCCACAAAGCAGTTACCGGGTATTCACAAAGCACTGACAAGGGCTGTCAGTAAGTTATAAACTCCATATCATCCACCATTTTCGCTTCTTTGCGTATTCAAGTTCTCTGTTCAAATCCTTACAAAGGTCTGTCTCTTTTCCCCATTGAGTGTGATAAAATGTCGCATCATCCTTAAGCTTGTTTACTTCTTTTTTAAGTTCCTCGTTCTCCTTTTCAAGCTCGTCTATAATATGGTTTTTCAGTTTCAAATCACCCAATAGTCTTTCTGTCCTTTCAAAGTTCCTTCGGCTGTCTTTTATCAGCATCTCCATGTAAGTATCACGGCTGAATAGCCTTCCCGTTTGATGTCTTTTGTGTTTCATACTCATAACTCATACTCCCAAAAACTAAGTTTCCCTTTCACATTCATAATCGGCTTATCAAACAGTACCGCATCTTTCAGCACCCAGTTCCAACAACCTTTCTCTGACCAGACGGACGAATTGTTTTGTACGCAATCGGATATAACTACGCTGCCGATGATAGCACCTTCTGGAAGTTCCTTTGATTCAAGTATAGAGCATACCTTTGAATTAATAAAAAGCCTTTTAGGTATGAAATAATCTTTTGCACTAACCTTACTCGCATGAATCAGTACCCTTTGGCCGATGTACTTCTGAGGACACTTCCATGTCCGGTTCTCAATGTCTTTGATACCGTGAGCGATTAGGCTCGCCCACGGCTGTTTGATTGATATTGCTTTCATGGTTTATTATTTACTTCTTAACTCATTGTGTTCCCACCCATTTTCTTCGAGTGCCTTCATCCATTCACCAGTTAGAGCAAATTCATAGTCATGACTGAATCCACACAAGAAGAAACTCCGTTTTTCTATTATGCCAAGTTCTGTAAGCCGGTTTATCTTTTCTTGTGTATTCCTCCAAATGTGTTCATTATGTTTGGAAAGGTTATCCCTATCTTTTTCAATGTAATACCCTACAATCATACCATAATCATTAGCTTCTGATATATGGATATATTTCTGCTTTTCTTTAATCTGCCTGTCAAGCCATTCTTTAGTTGTGTCATTTTCTTCTGGAGATAAATAAACATCGGTCACAACCAGTCCAAGGTTCTTCCTATTTACCCTTCCTTCATTTCTCACAAGGCTGCCTGTTTTAAATAACTTACTATTATCCTCTATAAGCTGCATCAAATCAGTTTTGCTAACCTTCAATTCCTTAGCAAGTTCAGACAATAGAGTATATCCTTCATTGTTAGCCTTACATAGCAAATCAAACCTTCTTTTAATCTCTTTTATGTCCATAATTCAGTCCTCCTTTATTCTTTCCTTCAATTCGGAAATATGGTTTGCAATCTCATTCATGGCTTCATTCCATGGAATCTCACCTAAATATTTTAAGCAGGCATCCCAACCTTCCATGAACGAAAGCTCTCTCAAAAGTTTAGTGCTGGGCATTTTACTCCCTGATGCAAATATTTTTGCAAATTCTTCTTTCTTACTCATAATCAATTCTTCATAAAACAAATCCAATGGGTATTAGAGCGTTTTCCTGATATATGACCGAACACAGGTTTTTCAGGTGTCAACTTCAAAATCTCAGAAACTTTTACATCTGTCTCATTCCACTTAAAAATAAGAAATCCACCTGATTTTAATACCCTGAAGCACTCTTTAAAACCTTTTGAAAGCATATCGCGCCAATCGGAATATAACGCTCCATATTTAATTTGCTGGTAACCAGTCGGCATAGCTTTTTCGCTAAGGCAACCATACATATCAACCATTTTAGATTTCTTTCCCCGGCTATAGACTAAATGAGGCGGGTCAAATACAACCATAGAAAAAGTTTCATCTTCGTATGGCATATTAGTAAAATCGCATTGAACGTCAGGGTTTACTTCAAATGTCCTACCATCGCAAAGAGTTGTCTTTATTTTGCGAATATCTTGAAATAACACCCTATCATCAGATTTGTCGAAATAAAACATCTTGCCACCACAGCAAGCATCAAGTATTGATTTCATGTTCATTCCTCCATATTTCCAGTTATATCATCCAGATAAGCCCATTCTTCAACGGCATCTTTATCGCACTCATAATCGTCACACTCCTCATCATCCCAGCATTGTTCAGTTACATTCCAATACCGGACACCATAACCGTACCCTGTGGATAGATGTCCTTTAACCAAGCAAGGTATTTGCGGATAGACCTCATTTGCATAATCACCGATTGGTTGCGGAACTTCATCTTTTGTCTTATGGAACAAAGACTTCATGAACCATTCAACACCAGCGATAAATCCGATTTCACCACCAACAGACATACCACGTATTTTTGCATCATCACAGTATGGTAATGTTTCTCTATATTCTTTAGCTGCTTTTACAATATCTTCTTTTTTCATAAATCTTTTCTCCTTTCCACCTATCCCAGCATCCACCACATGACTGCCAGGAACAGGTAATACAATTTCGTTTTACTCATTTTTCATTCATTTTATCATTCATCCATTCAATGGCTTCCTGTATTGATGAAACTTTCTTAATCTCACGTGTTACGCAAAATGTCATATACTCACAAATAATTTCTTCATCATCATTGAAATAAATGTTGTAAGCTCCTTTATCATCAGCTCCAGTACATGGTATTCCAAGTTCCAAAGCCTTTAATGCCTTTTCAGCATCACAAGTAAAGTAAGCATATATATCATGCGAAACCTCCTTGCATCCGGTCAATTTTACAATGTTTGCCATATCACTTTTTTGTTTTTAAATGTTTTCTGTATTTCACTGGTATAAATCGTTTGAGTTCCGGAAGCGAAGTAGAAACAATGTGTATCCATGCGTTCCACCTTTGTCCGTCATGGTCTCTTGACGGTATCGAGCAGATTTGTCCGTAACAAGTTCCGTTCTTTCCTTCAGCCTTGCATTTCACACAGCACCCTTCACATTCGGATGAAAGATGGCAAAGGATGCAAGCCTGTTCTTTACTAATTCCATAATCCAGATTTAAGGACAATTGAGTTTCTTTCATTGATTATTTCTCCTTCTTTCAACTAATAATTCCAACCGTTTCTCACACTCAGCACACTCGATTTTCTTGCGCTCCAGTTTCTCCCGGAACTTAACAAGCTCCTCATCCGTGTTCTCATCAAAGAACAGATTGTTCTGATGGTTGTGTTCTATGTATTCATTCATCCTGCGTTCTGCTTTTGTTATCTGGGCTTTTGCTGATATAAGTTTACTAAGGCAACCGCTAACCTCCATAGATTCTCCAGAACGCTTGTCATAGAAGTACAGGCTTGTAGATACAATCTGTTTGGGGTATTGGCACTGTAATTTCGCCATCCTCCATCTGATTACCCATTGGTACCGGAAATACATCTCACGGGGAAGATTGTAGTGATATAAGCTTACTTGTTTTTCTGCATATCCGTAGTAAATAGTTACTTCAACCCATTGCTCAATCTTCAGTTCCCTTTCAGCTTTGGCCAAATCCTTAGCCATCTGGAACCAGTCATCCATACTTTCCTGCTTTCCCATATCACGCAACCTTTTGTTTTCTAACTATTTCCTTGCATATAGCTTCGCAAAGCACCCGGGCCATGTTTACCTCTACAGCATTTCCAATGAACTTTTTTTGGTCAGACTGTGGCCCAATCAGTACATAGTCTTCCGGGAATCCCATTATCTTTTTCAGTTCTGCTATCCGTAGCATACGCATCTTGATGTCGATGATACCATACAAAGCCATAAACTCCTTAATATTGATTGTCATAGGACTATCATCAGATGTAACCTGTATGCCAATACCTCCTTCAACCTCTACCAGATAAGGCGGCATTTTATCCATCCGTGCAATCAATGTGAAACAAGGATTGTTCACTGAACCGCCTGCACTGGCAAACTGAGGATTCATCAGATAGAACCACTTACGGTTTGCGGTGATAGTCTGTGAAGGTTGTTCGATGCTGCTTCCTACATTCGAGAAAGCTGTATTCATTATCCACGGTTTGCAGCTTACCATATTGAACTTCGGCACCGTGGTTACTGTACCAACTGGTTGCTCAATGGATGTAGGTTTTCCGGTACCGTACTGGTTATCTATGAAAACAGAATTTACCAATGCCAACCTGTCTTTAGTCGTAACTGTCGGAGCTGGAAGTTCTACAGAATGGTTATGACCATTCCCGTAATAGGCTGAGACGAAAGCGTGGTGGTCTTTGCAAGTGATTGTTCCGGCAGGACTTTCCACAGATATGTTCTTGCTATCCGGCTGGCCGCTGAATTGCTTGGAGAGGAAGTTTACCTTTGCCAATGCAAGCCGTCCTTGTGTTGCCACAACCGGGCATGGTTCGTCAACGCTTGGTGCCTGGTATTTCCCCGTCCGGCTCATAGAGTTATACTTTACAATAAAAGCCTCCTTACCTCCAGCCACGAACTTAATCAGTCCGGCATAGATGCGTTCAAGAGTTTTCTCGGCCAGCGGCTTCTTCCGACAGAAGATACTTTCTCCCTCATCGGAGAAGTCCAGCACATCCTTGACAGGCTTCCACTTCTCCAGCCGACCGAACATATCGTTTTTCCCATCCTTGCAGTGTGTTGGTTCCGGGAATACTATCGGAAGTCCACGCTTAGCGAAGATACCGAAGAACCGCTTACGAGTTGTATAGGCACCATAATCGGCAGCGTTCAGGATTCGCCAGTCAAAATCATAACCATACCGCTTCACATTCCGTTTCCACTTCTCATAGCATCGTCCTTTATCCTTGCTGATAGGATGTCCATGTTCATCCATATCTCCCCAGCTCATAAACTCCTCTACGTTCTCTATCTGTATATAGTCAGGGTTAATGGCTTCGATGTAGCGGAACAGATGCTCAGCCAGTGTCCGGCTGTCAGCGTCCCGTGGCTGGCCGCCTTTGGCCTTACTGAAATTCGTACATTCAAGGCTGGCCCATAATACAACCAGTGCATCCGGATAAATCTTCTTCATTCGTTCTACATGGGCCACCAAAGGAGACAGTTCCAAAGTTCTGATGTCCTCCGTGAAGTGAAGCGCTTCGGGATGGTTGGCAGCATGGCTGGCGATTGCGTTTGCATCGTGGTTTACACAAGCGACAACTTTCGCACATTGTTCATCTTCGTAGCGTGCGTTTTCTACTCCGGTACTGGTTCCCCCAGCACCGCAGAAAAGGTCAATATAGAGTAATTTTATCATATCAGTTCCATTTTTGAGGTTGGTTTTTGGTTATTATTGTCGTCGAGTTTCACCGCCTACATGAACGATGTTAAACATTTCCTTACAGCGGTCTGCAATGTAGATTCCGTACCGTGACGGTATATCATCCAGCTCCAGATTGGTTGTCGCATAAGTGCAATACTCATGACGAAACTCATAGCGAAGCTGTAAAACTGTCTGTATTACGTTCAGTCCCGTTCCAAAGTGCTTTGCATCCGAAGGCTCACGCCCAAGCTCATCAATACATAGCCCTGTGGCGCATTCTCGCTGCGTGTAGCGAATTATTCCGTCAATTCCTTGTTCCGCATAGCGTAATGAGATTTCAGCCGCTGAAACGAACGCAAAGCCTAAATCCTTCCGCCCGAAAGCAAACGCATATCTGTTTACCAGACTTTCGTACTTCTGCAGCCCTTTCATGAGCGTGGACTTTCCTGTTCCTATCGGGCCACAAAGCATAATGCCCTTGCACGGGTCAAGACTTCCTCCCATGATACGGCCGGCTCTTTCCCATACCCAGCGGTACAGTGCATCCAACTCCCTGCGGTTTCTGGCATCTATCACGAATCCTGGTGATACACTGGTCATGCACTCTACCAGCTTCTGCTTCCAGAATGATTCCGCCTGTCTTGAATCAGAGTTCAACCGCTTTAAGCTTTCCTGCTGTTGTACCATTGTCGCTTGGTTTATTACCTCCGCAACTGTTTTCAGATTGTTTTCCATGCTGATATTGTTTTGCTTGTTCGTCCATTATCCAAAGATTTGCCTTGCTGTCCCAACGCTCAATCTTTGCTCCGTTAGCGTTACGCCATCCAAGGCTGTCGAAGAAGTAGAAGAATTTTCTTGCCTGCTCCTCCCAGTCGGGCAGCTTGCCCTCGAAATAAGCGATTACTTCCTCCAGTGTAGGGTATACGGGTTCGGGCTTTTTAGGTTTCGGCTTTTTCGAATTTCCCTTTTCGGGTGGGAATAACTCACCCGAGTTATCACACTTAGTCTTAGTCTTTGTCTTTGTCTTATTTAACTCGGAAGCAACCTGCTCCCTAACCTGCTCCCTAACCTCGGAAGCAACCTGCTCCCTAACCTCGGTAAATTTTACCAAGGTATACGAAACATTGGCACTTCCGTTCTTTGTTTTGAAGTCAATCAGACCGACCTGCTTCAATCGGTTTCTTGCAGCCGAAAGGGTTTTCAATGACGCTATATTCAAATCGGCAAGAACCTTGCTATTGTTACGGTTAAACGTATTCGCCCACCTACAGAGGTTGTTAGTTTCTAACAGGTAGAAATACAAAGCGGTTTCTGTGACAGTTAGCGAATAGGCGTTATGTTGCAACCAAAAATTCTTGATGTAATCTATATAGGTCATAGTAGATAAGAATTAACCTCGTAAATAAACTCTTGTAAAGAACGGCATACCACATACTTGTTCCGGTACTTCTCGGCTTCTCTCTGCCATTCTTTCTGAAACTTGCTCTGCACCCCTTTTGGGGTTTTCATCTCGATGCAGAGCGAAGCGTATCCCTTTTTGGGGATAAGAAGCATGAGGTCGGCCACGCCTTTTATAACGCCCTCGTACCTCATCCTTGCTCCTGTCTTTGCATCCCTGCGGCCACCGTTCGGAACTGCAAAGAGAAGCAAAGCCAGATTCGGGTACTGAAGCCTGAACCATGTCAGGCAATCATGCTGTATCTGGCTTTCTGATAGTGGTGTAGTCTGTTTTCTCATAAATAGAAATGATAATGGCAGCCCATTACGAGCTGCCAAAACAATGATTTTATAGAAGAACCTTCCCTATTGCAAGTGCAACCTGCTCCAGTGCCCTATTGTATTCTTCCAGTGCTTTCTCTTTCTTGTATAACTGAGAAGCAAAGAAAAAAGCGTCAGCATACACACAATTAAGTTGTCCGAAAATATTTTTAAGGTTTTCCTCAAAAGTCATATTCCTACAAGTAAGCAATCCTGCTTGAATATCCCCAATAGGCCCATATCCAGGCCCGTATTCCTTCTTTCCTTTAGGTATGCTGTTATGTAGTGTCTTGTTAAGTTTTGCCACTGCATCCGAAAGCAGCTCATTGGCATACTTGGAGAAGTTTCCCGTGCGAAGGGTGTCTTCCATTTCATTAAACGCTTTAATATATGCCTCCTTGAATTGTGCGGCAATCTTTCCGGTGAAGCCCATAGCGAGATATGTGAAGCCGTCACGGGTCATGTAATACATCGGTCTGTATTCGCCTTTCGCATCCTTGTATTTAACCGGCGCAAAATTGCGCCCGTTAAATTCGGCACTGCAATCAAGTTCACGGATGGCTTTAAGGACATCTTTATGATTCTTTCCGAAATATTCTGCGACTTGCAGCGAAGAAGTTACTGCTCTATTGTTCTGAATGGTTACAAGATTGACCGTTTCGTGGTCTGACGCAAAGGTAAGTGTACTGTTGTTCGACTTAACTCTGTTTTCATTGGTTCTTGGCATAGTTTGAATGAAAATTGAGTTATGTATAAAAAAAGAAGCCGTCAGCCTCCCGTTCCGCCAAGAACCGACTAAACTATTGCAAGAGTAGTCCAAAGGGATAAGCTAACGGCCGTATCATAAAAATATGTAACGCCTTAAGCAGATATGAAATATCCACCCTTGCAATTATATGTTAATCTATGTTCTTGGCGTTGAACATTGCAAATATACATAATTCTGTTTTCACTACAAACTTATGCCTTATATTTTTCTTCAAATAATTTTCTCGCGGAAAAGCACTGACAAGGGCTGACAGTAACATTTCTCATAACTTCTGACTAAATAAGTTCATGGCCATATCCACCACGCTTTCCTTCACCACATCATCCGTTCCGGTCACACCGTTGGCAATGTTCTTTTTGGTCTGGATAACATCGTACATATAGCGGTCAATCGTATCTTTCCCTAAATAGTAGTAACAGTTCACGTTATTCTTCTGGCCGTTACGGTGCGCCCTGTCCTCTGCCTGCTCGCAGTCTGAGAACGTCCAGGGGAACTCGATAAACGCCACACGGCTGGAAGCGGTAAGCGTCAATCCCGTACCTCCCGACTTGTAGTTCAGGATTATCAGCCTGCATTCCGGGTCATTCTGAAAACGGTCTACAGCATTCTGTTTCTGAACTGCATTATCATCACCCGTCACGGTCACCGCATCGGGGAAATGGTTTTTCAGCTCCATCACAACCTCCTTGAGGTAGGCAAAGACTATCAGTTTTTCTCCACCGTCTATCACGTCATGGATAAACTCGGAGAACACCTTAATCTTGCCCCTTGCGGATATGGATTTCAGGATTCCCATCTTCACCATTACCTCACCTCTAAGAGCCTTCTGTATCTTTTCATCATCCGCATTCTTGTATGTACGCAGATACTGAATCAAATCAGCTTCCGCCTTGTCGTACTCCTTACGGTTGGTGATATCCACTTCGATATACTGCCGTGACTTGTCCGGAAGCTGCGTGAGTACCTTGGCCTTCTCCCTTCGGAAAAAGCAGGTGGTTGACAGTCTCCAGTTCAACTCCTTCACATTGGAACTCTGCTTAGGCCCGGCACAAAACTTTTCACAGAAGTTTTTGTATCCTCCGAAGTCCTCCAGACGTCCCATTATCTTCAACTGCTGGATAAGGTCGGTATTGTTGTTCACTACCGGAGTCCCCGTAAGCTCCAGCACGTACTCCTTACCCTTGCATATTCCTTCCAGGAACTTGCTCTGCTGTGTCTTGCTGGACTTGCACTTGTGGCTCTCATCTATCACTACCGACTTGAAAAGTGAGATACGCGGGTCGAACGTTATGGAACGCATGGTAAAGCGTGCATCATCCTTTATTCCCTGCACGAAGAACTTTTTCAGGCTCTCGTAGTTGGTTATAAAGATGTCGCACAAGGCTGTACCGTCCGCCTTCTTCTGTTCGTAGAAGCGTTGCCAGCTTGACTTGTTCTTGTCATCAAGGATAATTGCCTGCTTTCCGGCAAACTTCTTGAACTCACGCTGCCAGTTTATCTTCAGGGCGGCCGGACAAACAACAAGGCACGGATACGCCTTTGCTATCGTAACCGTGCCTATTGCCTGCAACGTCTTTCCCAGTCCCGGCTGGTCCCCGAAGATACACCGCTTATGCTGCAAGGCATAGGCGATACCTTCCTTCTGATATTCGTAAGGCTCCAGAAGAAGCCCGTGGGGAACGGTCAGCTTCGGCAAATCAGGAATGGTGTAGTCCGTTACAGCCCTGGAAGATACCGAACGCTGTACGCGGCTGCATATCCTTGCAGATACTGCCCACTCTCCCATCTTATCCACATACCATTTATCTTCAAGCGAAACCTTCCATGCACGTTCATCAGGTATGTAGGCTGCTTTCGGATTCCTGGCCACACTCGGGATACGGTGTACCAGGTCTTTAAGTGTGGGATGATAGGGAAATGCTATCTTATAGCAATTCGGGGTTTGCGTTACACAAAATGGGTACAACATAGTATTATGATGCTAACTGTGTGGTCTTGTGACGGCCGGAACTTCTGGGCTTGATTTTCTTCCCGTTCACCTCTATCGTCACTTTCGAGTTATCAATTATCTTCTGAAAGGCTTCAATGTCCGGACTGGACGGAGCTGCCGTCTGTGCTTCCGGTATCACATCAGCCTGAACATCTGCCGCAGCCTGCTCTTCGAACGGAAGTTCCTGCTGTACCACCTTCCATTTTTTGTTGAAGATATACTCGTTCACTTCATAGCTACATGATTCTATGGCCTGCTCCAGCTCAAACTGAAACGCATAGTCCTCATTTTCGTCTGTAAACTTGGTGAACGGTGCGTTCAGGTTCAGCACCTTGTTGCTTTTCAGGAACCGCTTTCCGGTCAGTGTGACTCCCCTGCTGTCACCGTCACCTCCTACCGTATATCCGGTTACTTCAAGGATGCTGTCAATGTTCTCCGGCATATCTTCCAGAAACTCCTTACCGTCCGCTTCCTTCTGTTCACAGAGGAAAGCCATGTGGGGAACCAGAGCCTTGAAAGCGTTTATCAGGTCATTGGTCACGAGGTTCTTTCCCTCTACCGTCACCGTACCCGTTTCATCCATATAGGTTGCAACAAGGGTATTATCCTTCGTCACTTTTGCTTTTGTTATATCCATGTCATCTCCTATATTTATATTCGTTAATAAACTCCTGATAGTACAAGTCATCCGGAAGAGGAAGCGATATTCCCAGCTCAGCCGCCGCATCCGCCTTCACTTTATTAAGAAAGTCCGTCATCTGCAAAGTGTTCAGGCGTGACGTGCTTCCGGCAACAACCGTCTCCTTTCCGTTTATTACAGCCGTCCGGCGAAGGAAAAGGCTGCAGTAGTAGTCATGTACGTCCTGCTTGTCCGTTCCGGTCTCCTGCTCGATGCACGTAAACCAAAGCCACATCAAGGCATTCTGACTGATAGTCCGTGGCTCCGTATAGCGCTCGATGACGACTTTGTAACGTCCGTTCCGAAGCTGGCTGCACATGAAGTCGAAAGGCTTGTCAATCCTCACCACTCCCTTTTCCTTCACCAGAATAGCTGTCTGACTCATTGTCCAAAAATCTTTTTATCAGTAATTAATTCTTTGTTAGCTTCCAAAAACTCAATGAAACGCTCTACATGGTCTGTGAGCAACTTTACGCTCTGCTTATGATTGTAGGTATAGTATTCCGGATAACGTGTCCCAGAAATGAGCGGAGTGCGGCTGGTACCGCCTTTCAATGCAAAGGCCGTATACTCAAATGCGCTTACGCTCTCCATCTCTCCTGAAGCTATCAGGCAGTAAGGATACACATGCCGCTGCCAGCCGTGCTCATACTTTCCGAAGCTGTACGAGCTTGTCGTCTTGATGTCATATACCACATCACGCTTGAGCTCGTCGATAAATCCGTAAAGCTCCACATCACCATATTTGGTTGGAAGGATTGCAGAGACATACAACTGGCTTACCGCCCCATCGAAATACTTGGCCTGCTCAATAACCCAGGCACGGTCAAAGAGGAAGTTCCGCATGGGTGCCATCTCCGTAGCCGGGAAAGTTACCTGAACGGTATTTGTTTCCCTGTCTCCGATAATGGAATACGGAGCACGCTCACTGGGAACGTGAGGCTCATTATGGATTGCCATGTCCACAAGCGCATTGAAGGCCGTACCCTTGTCGGCTGCTTCGCTGGCAAATGGCACACGGTTGATCGCGTCAATCAGGGACTGTTTCAGTTCCGCTTCAATTTCTTCCGGAGAGCGTTTGTACTCTCCGGTTTCATTGTCTATGTTGAAGAAGCTCTCCACCTCTTCATCCGCCCTCAGATAAGCTTCGAACTTATCCAGAAGTGACGGATACATTCTGTACTTAGGCTGCTGCATATTCCTTCTTGATTTTGTCAAACTTCAAACCCAGTTCCTTGCATCGTTTGTTAAGAAGCTGTCCAGCCTGCAGCTTGCTGTCAAAAATGTGCTGCATACCTGCAAGTGATTTTGCCACGCTGTTGGCCGACTCCACGTCATTCACAAGTTCCACCTGCGCCTTGATTACTTCCATCAGGTCTTCGTATTCGGAAGAAAGCTCTGTCTGTTTCTCCTGATATTTCGAATAGGTATTGATGATATTCGTCATGAAATTGTTCTCTCCGGTCACATCACCCTTGTCATTGATAATGATTGGAATCTCCATGCGTTCAGGAAGATTGCAGGTGTTCTTTCCGTAAAACTTCTCGCAAGGATTGAAGGAAATGGTACGCTTCTTTCCGATAGCTTCCATGTAACCGACCAAATCCAGCTCCTTAATCAGGTCACCGGCAGATGAACCACCGATTTCCGGACGTATCTGCTTTTCCTCACCGTTCTTTTCCTCACGTTCATGCGCAACGAATATCACCGATTTGCCCATCAAAGAAACTTGGTTGACGAAATTGATAAACATGTTCTTTCGTACTCCGTAGCTCTGCAGGGAAAGAGTACCATCCGCCTTGCGCATCTTCTGATTGTTCTGCATGATATACTTGTCCATGAAGGAAAGCATCTTTCCTGCGGTATCAATTACGAACGTAGCATAGTTGGCAATCTCAGGCGACTGCATCACTTCATCCACTTCTTCCCATTTCGTTATCTGTACCGTATCCACACGGTGGGCAGCGTTCACACGGTGTACGCCACCGTCAAAGTCCAGAAGAAGCGGATGCGGTGCCGACAAGGCCAGCGTGGTCTTTCCCATACCTGGCTGTCCGTAAATAAGTGCTGACAAGGTTTTCTTTACCTGCAATTCATTTGGTTTCTCTTGAGTTCAACTTATAAATGCAACTTTTTGGGTGCGGATAATAAGCAATAAAAA